TCAGAACTTAGTAGGAAGACAACTATTACTTATATTAGTTTATATAATACTTATAGGAATGTCAAAAAACTTTTAAAGAAGAAGATAGGATTATGAGATTAGAAAAAGGAATAAGAAGATATTTAAAAAATGGATATAAAATGGCAGCAGGACATAAAACAAAAAAACCTATGAAGTTAGGAGACTTTACAGAAAAGGTTATAAGAATAATTACTTTAGGACAAGGTAAGAGAATAGCAAAATTTGTAGCTAAGTTATTTGGTTATAAAGATTGTGGTTGTGATAAAAGACAAGAGAAGTTAAATAAATATATTTTTACAAAAGATGGGATTAAGAAGTTATAAGAGTTTGTTAAGACAACAAATGGAAGAAGGAGATTACATAGATTTTACTGGATTTAGGACAGCTATGGAGAAAGGATTTACAGATGATGATTTGAAGATAGTGTACACTTTACATGCAAAGTATTTTGTACATCCATTTCAAATACCTTGTGGGTGTGGTGGAGTTAAGAAGATGGATACAATAAACAAGTGGATTTCTGATCTAGAAAAAATATATGACAATGGGGTTCAAGCCAAGAAGTTATCAGAATAAAGGTAACTGGAAGAAAGGAGAAATATCTGAGAAAAGATTTAAAGACTATATGGATAAGATAGGAATAGGAGCAACTAAGACACCTACACATATTGATAAGAATTATCACATTGATTTCATTATTGGAGAAATTACTCCAGTAGATTTAAAGGGTGATAAAAATACTGATGCAGTATGGTTAGAAAAAAGGAATGTCTGGGGAGGCAAAGGTTCATTATATGGTTTTGCAAAATATATGGTGATTGAATATCTGGATATAAAGAGCTATGTGTTCTATGATAGATTAGGATTAGTTAGATACATAAAAAGATTTCAAGAAGTCTGTATCAACAAATCAGATTACCATTGTTTATATACCAGAGATGGTAACAAAGATGTAATAATTAAAGTTAGAGAATCAGATATAAGAGACTATGAAAGGTATAGATTTCAATACTAATATTCCTAGTAAGGATATTGACAGAGAACTTGTTAGTAAGAAGTTGGATAATCTAAAAGATATGCAATACCTAACTAATGCAGAAATAGTTAATAACATATTATTAGAATGGCAGAAGAATCATTCTACTAATGATAAATTAGAGACATTAATAAATGCTATAGTTCAAATACATTTCTATGTAACAGAACTACAGAATGACAGACATCTTTTGATGTTGAGTATAGATGAATATAGAACAGATAAATTAAGAGCTATTGAAAGAGCTAGAAAGGCTGAATCCAAATTGGAAAGCAAAAAAGATTGAACTAGGAGTAGAAGTAGAATTTGAACCTAACACAATCTATGTTGGTGCAGAGGTAGATATAGAGAATCTAATAATAGACCAACTTAATGCTGTCTGGATGGATTATGAAGCTATACCTAATATGTATGAGGAGATTCTGATAACATTTCAGAATATGGAGTTGTTGGCTAGAATAATAGGAAAGTTCTATCATGTTCATAATGATACATTATACATAACAGTAACACTAAAACTACAAGAATGAAAATAACACTACTAGATGGCAAGACTTGGGATAGATCAGAGATCCTGGAAAAAGCAATAGATGATGAGTTTTACTATGGATACTTAGGTAAGTATGCCTTCAGCTCCACAACAATAAAACACTTATTATCTTCACCAAAAACATATAGACATATTTTAGAATATGGTCAAGCAGATGCACAAGCACTAAGAGATGGGTGGTTGTTTCATGCTGCAATATTAGAACCAGATGTGTTTAATAGTCAAATCTTTGTGAATGTCCAGAGTAAAAACACAAAGAAATATAAAGATGCAGTAGAACAATATGGCAGAGTGTTTACTCTTAAAGAGAAACATGATGCTGAGAGGTTGGCTGATGCTCTACTTAGGAATGAGATGGTGCTTGAGAAGTTGAATAATGCAGAGTTTGAACAAGCAGAAATTGGAGAAGTGTTTGGATTCCCATTTAGAGCTAAGGCTGACATATTAAGTAATAACTCAGAGATGTATGATTTAAAAAGTACAGCATCTCTACAAGGTTGGAAATATTCAGCAGACAAGTGGGGGTATGATGTACAATGTTTTTTGTACTGTCAGCTATTTGATATTCTACCTAATAAGATGGGATTTATTGTAATAGATAAAGGCTCATTAGATATTGGGTATGCAGAATGTACTGAGGAGTTTTATGAAAGAGGAATGTTGAAGGTTAAGAAAGCTCTTGCTACTTATGAAGAATGGTTTATGAGAGAGGAAGCAGATTTAGACCAATATTATATAAACATAGAATTATGAAACACTACATACCAAAAGCAGAACTTAGATACTATCTAAGAACTACAAAAGCAGATCATGCTTTTCAACAAAGATTATTAAGATATATAGTCTGGGGATTACCATTTTTTACTTTCTGGAGTATTATGGGTATTAACTTTTTATTCTGGTTATTTACTGGTAAGACTGGATAGTATGGAAAGTAATATAATCTACAATGAAGATTGTCTAGAGACTATGATCAGATTTCCAGACAACTCAATAGATTTAGTATTAACATCTCCACCATATAACATTATAAGACCTAAAGGTAATGATGTTTATTATGATGTTTATGTTGATGATAAATCAAATGAAGAATACATAAGTTGGACTTTAGATATATTCAAAAGTTATGATAGAATATTAAAACCTAATGTGCCAGTAATTTATAACTTAAGTTATGGTCAAGAAAATTCTGAGATTATGAATTTAACTGTTGCTGAAATATTAAAACAGACTAATTTCACATTAGCAGATATTATTGTGTGGAAGAAAGGAAATGCTATACCTAATTCTACATCACATAATAAACTGACTAGGATAGTTGAATTTGTATATATATTTTGCAGAGCTGATGAGTTTATGACTTTTAAAACTAATAAAGAAGTAACAAAACAAAACTCTGCTGGGCAAACTTACTATGCTAACATATTTAATTTTGTAGAGGCAGTAAATCAGGATGAGTATTCTGGTATTAATACAGCTACATTTAGTTCAGAGTTAGTTAGAAAACTACTAGATATATATGCAAAGCCAGACAGTCTGATCTATGATTCTTTTATGGGAACTGGTACAACAGCAGTAGGTGCTGTAATGAATAACCATAGATTTATAGGAAGTGAGATTAGCAAACAACAATGTGAATATGCTAACAAAAGACTAAAGCCATATCTTACACAAACTAAACTATTCTGATGAAAGTATTAGAGTTATTTGCTGGGTCTTGTACATTTAGTAATGAGGCTAAAAAATTAGGGTATGAAACATTTACAACTGACTACAAAGATTTTGATGGAGTTGATTATGTTACTGACATTATTAGTTTTGATGTAAAACAAGTTCCATTTAAGCCAGATTTAATATGGGCATCTCCTCCTTGCACAGCATTTACTGTTATGAGGATTGCTGATAATTGGCACTTTGATAATACACCTAAATCATCTAAGGCTTGTCTAGGACTTGCATATGTATATAAAACCATAGAGATTATTAACCAGCTCCAGCCTAAATTCTGGTACATAGAAAATCCAAGAGGTAAACTTAGGAAGATGAAGATTATGGAGAACCTGGACAGAGCAACAGTTTGGTATTGTCAATATGGTGAGACTAGAGCAAAGCCTACTGATATATGGTCAAATAATATTAGGTCATTAGTAAATCCAGATGGTTGGAATCCTAGACCTGAATGTTTTAATAACAATCCCAACTGCAAACATGAAAGAGCTAGTAGGGGTGTGTGGAATACTGGAACTCAGAGACTAACTAATAAGAAGTTGGGTAACAATTATGAGAGAAGTATTTTACCAGTAGAATTATGTGAAGAAATATTAAAAAGTAGTAAATTATGAATAGAAAAGATTACCCAGTTTGGACTGGTGTACTTAAGTATTTTCCAGATGCTTTGATGGAGGTTTCCAAAGTAAGTAAGATTGGAAATGAACAACATAACAAAGGTATGCCTATACACTGGGATAAAAGTAAAAGTACAGATAATCTAGATGCTCTTACTAGACACCTCTTACAAGCAGAGGAAATAGATGAAGATGGAGTATCACACTTGGCAAAGGTAGCTTGGAGAGCCTTAGCTGCATTACAAATTAAATTAGAAAACAATGAGAACAAAAAGTAGGATCAGAAATCTGATAAATGAAATAGAAGCATTATCAGACATAGAAATATTTAAAAACAGTAGAAGAAGGGAAAATGTAGAAGTAAGGTCTTTATTATATACAGTATTAAAGAAGTTCTACAGATTTAGCCTTAGAGAAATTCAGGATCTAGCTGAGGAACATAATTACTATATAACACATGCTAGTGTAATACATAGTCTTAATTCTTTTGAGATATATGCCAAATACAATACAAACTTAATGGATTGGTATAATGTTATAGTGGTAGAGCTGGAGGAAGATGTAGCTGCTGCTAGAATAGACTTTATAAAGCCAAAACTTAAGTATTTATCAGAGGAAGATTTGTTAAAGTTATCAACAATAGTGAAAGAAATGTATGAAGAAGCTATTATACAAATGAGTGAAGAAAACTTACAAACTTGACATAAAAAAGACAAAAAAGGGATTTATCTTATTTTTCATACTATTATTTTCTTCTTGTTATACAATCAAGAGTACAGTAATTCAAAAGTTAGATAAGAGATTTCCTCAGTCAAAATATACAATAGAGAGATTAGAAAAGATTAAAGATTCACTAAACAACAGATGGCAAAAGATAGAGATAAATTTTTAGAGGTGTTTGCATCAAAGATGGGGAATGTAAGTAAGGCTTGTAAGTCAGCTAACATATCTAGACAGACTTTTTATGACTGGATGAAGGATCAGAGTTTTTCTGAAAAGGTAGATGAGGTAAAAGAAGGTTTGCTTGATTTTGCAGAACACCAGTTACTATCAAATATCAAAGAAGGTAAAACAGCAGAGATACTATTCTATTTAAAAACTAAAGGTAAGAAAAGAGGATACATAGAAAGACAAGAAGTAGATACAGTAGGAGATAAGATGTTTGAGGTAAAGATTCTAAAGAATGAAACAGATACAGACTAATGTTGTATTTGAACTATTAGAAAAGAACACATCTAAAATAACTTGCCTACAAGGAGGTTCTAGGTCTGGTAAAACTTACAATACACTATTATGGATTATCTTTTCATATTGCCATAAGAATACTGGTAAAGTTATCAGTTGCTGTAGAAAGACAATGCCCAGCCTTAAAAGTTCTACTATTAGGGACTTTTTAGAGATACTCAGAAACAATGAACTGTACTCAGAAATCTATCACAACAAAACATCTAATGAATATTGGCTTAATGGAAACCTTATAGAGTTCTTTAGTTTAGATATGGGGTCCAGAGTAAGAGGAAGAAAGAGAGACCTTCTATTTATCAATGAAGCAAATGAGATAGATTATGAGGCTTGGAATCAGCTACTATTTAGAACAGATGGTAGGATAATAATAGACTACAATCCACATGATCAATTCCATTGGATATATGATAAGGTCTTAGATAGACCAGATGCACAATTACATATCTCTACATACCTAGACAATCCATTTATATCAGATACACTAAGAGCTGAGATAGAAAGACTAAAAGAAACAGATCCTGATTATTGGAGAGTATATGGACTTGGACAAAGAGGACAGAATAGGTCATTAGTATTTAAGTTCCAGATAATAGATGAGATACCATCTACTGCTAAGTTTATAGGCTATGGATTAGACTTTGGCTATGCATCTGATCCATCAAGTTTATGTGCTACCTATACAGAAGGTGATAATATGTACACTAAAGAACTATTGTATGAAAGAGGTCTAACTAATCAAGACTTAGCAAACAAGTTCTTAGAACTAGGATTAGATAAAAGAGATGAGATATTTGGAGATTCTTCTGAGCCTAAATCTATAGAGGAAATATATAGAATGGGTTGGAATATAAAAGGTAAGAAGAAGTTTGAAATAAACTATGGTATAGACCTTATTAGAAGATATAAACTACACATAACCAGAGATAGCATAAATGCCATTAGAGAATTAGAAAGCTATAAATACATAGAAGATAGAAATGGCAATCCAACTAATAAACCACAGGATCTAAACAATCATTTTTGTGATGCATTAAGATATAGTATTGTACACAGATTGTCTAGAGTAAACTTTGGTAAGTATGCTATTAAATAAAAAAAGGAGGGAGAAATTAATCTCCACTCCTATCATTAAAACCAATTAATATGAAAAGACATTACATTGAATCAACTAATGCCATAAGGATAATTAATCCAACAGCACCAATCCAAAGTAATAAGGTTACTAACCATAATGGTAGTTTAAAGTGTTCTGTTAATTCTTTTAAGTCTTTCATATTATTTTAGTTTATAAAGTTCTGGAAATGATACTCTATGCAATATGTTTAATTTAGGAATAACATCATCCCATCCAATAAACCAATCTGCATAATCTTTTTGAAGAATAGTTAAGAATCTCTTTAATGTAATTTTAGAGACTTTAGTCTTATCTGAGTTTAAGTATTCATCCCACATATCTTCTTCTAATCCAGCCCACATAGTGTGGTCTATTGAGCCATCATAATTTACTGGTGCTACCCAAATTTCCATTAGGTAACCATTGTCTCTTTCTTCAATGTAGACATTTGTACCATCTACTGAATAAATGTTTAAATATACTGTAGCCATCTTATTTAGAGTTTTTGTTAATTAAGTAGTCTACTTTTTCTTGAAGATGGTGAATCCAGTTAGAGAAAGGTAAATCAATTACATCTAATTCTTTACATAGTAATTGGAATTGATGCATAGAACCATTAAGTTCTGTAATATAACTCCAGTTGTAACCATACAAATGGATTTCTTTCTGTGTCATCTTTCTAATAGTGAAAGTGCCATAATCAGATGTAGCATAGTAATGAGGTAAATCATCAACTATCTGTCTGATAAATTTAGTTTTAAGTTGTTTGTTTTTCATAATAAATGTTTTTCTGATCATAAAGATAATACATTATTATAACAAAATTGCTGTTTTTTATAAGTTTTTTTTAAAACTTTTCTATTTAGGTATTATATAGATATGGAACTAACACTAAGGATACCAGAAAACCTAAAAGAAATAACATTAGGTCAGTATCAGAAATACTTAAAGATGGAGAAAGAGAATGAGGATGAAACCTTTATTGCTCAAAAGATGGTAGAGATATTCTGTGGAACAAAACTAGATTATGTAATGAAGATGAAATGGAAAGATGTCCAGGAAATAGTTACAGATTTAGGACATATGTTTGAACAGGATCCAAAATTAAAAAAACAGTTTCATCTAAATGGAGTGAACTATGGCTTTATTCCAAACTTAGATGAGATTAGTTTTGGTGAGTTTGTAGACCTGGACAGCTACTTAGGAGATTGGCAAGAGATGCATAAAGCTATGCAAGTTCTATATAGACCAGTAGACATTAGTGTCAGAGGTAGATATAACATAAAAGAATATACAGCAATAACTGATGACACTATGAAAGAGATGCCACTAGAATATGCTCTAGGTGCAGTTTTTTTTTTATTGAATTTAGGCAAAGAGTTATCTCAAGTTATGATGGATTATTTGCAGAAGGGAGTTCTGAAGGAGCATACACATCTGAAGGAGGGTTTAATAAAAAATGGGGTTGGTATACATCATTTTACCAAGCAGCTCAAGGAGATGTTAGCAGATTTGAACATATCTCAGAACAGAGATTACACAAAATATTGATGTATTTAGAATTTGTAAATGAAAAGAACACATTAGAGAATCAAAGATTAAAAAGAAAATATGGCAACAGATAAAGCACAAAGAGGATTTTACTTAGTAACCAATACAATTAAAGATGAGCTGGTAAACAATCCTAGTATCAAGACAGTAACATTTGGTGATATTACAGACATAGATTTAGAGAAAGCTACAATGTTTCCATTAGCTCATATCATAGTAGAAAATGTAACACATACAGAAAAGACTATGCAGTTTAGTTATACAGTACTTACTATGGAACAGATAGACAGCAGTAAAGAATATGTCAATGATTTGTTTTTAGGAAACTCTAATACACATGATATTCTGAACACACAGTTAAGTGTATCTAACAGACTTGTTACTAGACTAAGAAAAGGACAGCTATATGAAGATGGTTTCCAACTTGTAGGTGATGCTACTTGTGAACCATTCTTTGATAGATTTGAGAATGTGTTAGCTGGATGGGCAACATCATTTACACTAGAAATCTTTAATGACTTAAATTATTGCTAATGAAGTTTGATCAGACTAAAAAGGTTTTAGAGGAATTTGCTAGAGAAGTAGTAAAAGAAGCAAAGAAAAATCTAAAGAAGAAACAAAGAAGAAAAGGTGGGAAGTCATATAAGATAGATGCATCTGGAAGACTATCTAAATCTCTAAAGAGTAATGTTAATGTAGAGGAGAACTTGTTTCAACTTAACTTTGAAATGGAAGGATATGGTCAGTATCAAGATGCTGGTGTAGATGGAAAGAAAACAAAATATGGTAAAAGATTGTATGGTTTACCAACATTTAGCTATAAGTCTAAAATGCCTCCACCTAAATCATTAGATAAGTGGGTGGTAAGAAAAGGATTGAAAGGAATTAGAGATGCAAAGGGTAGATTTACACAAAGACAAACTCTGACATTCTTAATAGCTAGAAGTATATTTCAAACTGGTATTATGCCTACATACTTTTTCACTAATGCTTTTGAATCAGCATATAGGAAACTACCAAAAGAATTTATAGACAAATATGAATTAGACATTGACAACTTTTTAAAATTTACAACAACATAATGGCAAATTATTTAGCAAGACTTAGGTCTCCATTTTTTATAGATTACACATCATCACAAACAGCTCTATCTGCTGATATAACAATTCAAATAGGTGGTGTAGACAGATATGTAATATCAAAAGATACTACAAGTGATAGAATAACATTTGAGGTATCTGAATTAATTAGAGATTATTTAGATCCTGAATGGGATGGTGCATTTCCATATTCATCAACAGTTCTTGCAAGTCTTACAGTAACTGCTAACATTACAATAGAGTTTTATGCAAACAACAAAGCAACTAGGGCAGCAAATACTGCTGCTGGTAATCCAGATTCTCCAATAGGAGCTGAAACACAAAATGATATATTATATGGATTTGATGGATATACTGAATTTCTAGAAGGAGCTAATCATCAATTAGCATCAGGTCAATTACTACAATCTGCTACAACTATGTACATACCAGAAAACACAGCAGCCTATATACCATATGAATCATCTAATGGAGTAGCATATCAAACAGTATCAACAACAGATACAAGTGTAACAGTAGGTGGAATCACAGTAGTAATAGAAAGAATCTGTGAACCAGTTTATGACATAGTCCAGGTAGTCTTTATGAATAAGTTTGGAGCATTACAAGAATTTCACTTTAACAAAAAACACACAATAGGTTTTAACTCTACACAAGAAAGCTATGAATCAATGTTAATACAAGCAAACACATACTCTACTACTAAACATCAGAAGTATGATTACAACAAACAAGGATCAGAGCAATTACAAGTCAATACTGGATATATAGATGCTAACCAATTTGAAACCATTAAACAGTTAATGTTATCAGAACAAGTTTGGGCAAAAATAGGAACACAAGTTTACCCAGTAAATATTAGAACAAACTCATTAACAAAAAAGACAAAAGTAAATGATAGATTAGTAAACTATACATTAGATATGGAATATGCATATGATGTAGTAAATAGTGTTAGATAATGAGCAAATTTCAACTGTATATAGATAACCAGAAAGTAGACCTATTCTCTGATGAATCTGTTAGCTTAACAGAAACAATACAAGACATAAGAGATGTATCTAAAGTTTTTACAGACTTTACAAAACCATTTAATCTTCCAGCATCAGATGTCAATAATAAAATATTCAAACATTACTATAGATTCAATTTAGTAGATGGGTATTCTTTTGATGCTAGAAAGAAAGTATCTGCAAGAATAGAACTTAATACAATACCATATAGGGAAGGTAAACTTACATTAGATGGTGTAGACTTAGTAAAGGGTAAACCTAAATCTTATAGAGTTACATTTTTTGGAAACACAGTAAACCTTAAAGACCTTCTTGGAGAAGATGAAATAACTGGACTTTCTTGGCTTAACAATTTTAGCACAGTATATAGTGCTGCTGAATTAGAATCTGTATTAGTAAATCCATTAGGCTATCAACATACAGTAGATAGTGTGCAGTATGATGCAGCATTGATAGTTCCTCTGATCTCTAATACTATGAGATTATATTATGATTCAGGATCAACAATTCCATATACAAATGCAGATGGTACAGATAATACAGCACTAGGTGGTAACTTATATGCAACAAATCAAGGTTCTTTAGGAGTTGATGATGTACATGGAGTTTTGTTTGAAGACTTAACATATGCAATAAAAACACATTTAATTGTAAAAGCAATAGAAGAACAATATGAAGAAATATCTTTTAGTGATGATTTCTTTGACTTAACAAATGGTCCAGATGCTTACAAGAATCTTTATATGCTTTGTCAAAAGAAAGAGGGTAGAGTTTTTGAAGATTTAACAGTAGCAGAAAAACAGATAAAAGGATTTCCACTAATTACACAAAACAATATAATGCAAATGAATAATGATGCATTGTTAGTTTTTAGTCAAAATAGAAATGACACTATTCTAGGAACATATGAGTTTCAATTTACTGGAGGATACCCAGAATTTACAGCAACAATTAAAGAAGGTGCAGAAGTAGTATTAAGAAAAACATTTACAGCATCATCTAATACAACAGCACAAATATCACAGCAATTAGGAAACACAACAGAAGGCTATACATTACATATAGAAACATCAACAGCATTTACTATTGACAGTTGTAGTTTTACTGGTATAGGAACAAATGGAAATCAATATACATCTCAGATAAATTCTCC